AGATTGTGTAACCATTTTATTTGCCTCCATTTATGCAAGGTTATTATAAAGCGAGAAACCCCTAAGGCATTTCTCTATTACTATTTATACATTTTTCACAATGTATATATACATTATACTATAATATTATGATCGTGTCAAGCAATCCAATATAAAAAAGTTATAATGACTAATGCCCAAAAGCTTATGGTTGCTAATCGGCTGACCAAATCATAGAACCAAGCATAAGCTCTAATAGACATTAAATTTCCTCGTCTTTCATGCATTATCAGTGCTCTCTTTAACTCTTCCCTTACCACTAAAGGTAAAGGCTTCATATCAACTGACCATTCATCCCAGGTTTGAATGTAATCTATATGTGATTGTTTATAAGCTGTCTTATATACTTTTTCTGGTTCCCAATCTTCACACCAACTTAATAAAGTAATATAGTCATCATCTTTCAGTTTATCAAAAGCTGGACTCCGATGTGGTAATCTCTTACCTATTAGAGTCATAACACAATCAAAAACTTTATTTTTACTTTTACTCACCATCTATTTTTTCCTTTCTTCTATTTGATAACTTTCTATCTTTCTGAGCTTTTTGTAAATGGAAACGATTAGCTCTCTGTAAAAAAGTAATACCATTAAGATGATCTACTTCGTGTTGCAATATTCTGGATGTCATACCAATAAACTTTTCTTTACATTCAGTACCTTCTTCAGTTTCCCATTTTAAAATAATTTCTGTAGGTCTCTTAATCTTAATAAACAAATTAGGAAAACTCAAACACCCCTCTATCATATACATTTGTTCTGCATTAGTTTCAATAATTTCAGGATTAAAAAATATCTGATCGTAATCATTCACACCTTCTGTTTCAAAATTACCCATACCGATTACCAATGCTCGTGTATCTATACCCACTTGAGGTGCTGCCAAACCAACACCACCATCTTGTCGGCGAATCTTCTGTAACCCATCAGACAATTCATAAGGATCCATTATAGGATTCTCAAAGTCAAATGGCTCACATTTTTTAATTAATATAGAACTACTTTCATTTACAAGTTTCATGTTGTCACCTTACTAAAATTCTGTTGCTTCTCAAAACGGATCATATGATCGAACTTATCTATACTCAAATCTGATTTGTGTGATATGATAAACACATTTTCATTACTTAAAGTATTTAATATTTTTAGGAACTCATCCGTTCCGTTATAGTCCAAACTGCTGTCAAATATTTCATCAAGCACCAACAGGTTAGTGTTTGTGCTGTTCTTCATCTTGGCAATCTGGCGCCATGTAAAGAGTAATGCCAAGTCTATTCTCATCTTCTCACCTTCACTGAAGTTAGCATAAGAAAATACATCTCGGTATCTACTCTTAATAGTTTCTGTAAACTCCTCATCCAACTCAAACTGAGCAGGGAACTCAAGTGCAGACAGATAACTATTGATTAGTTTGTTCATCACTGGTAGATACCGTTTAATGATCTTTGTCTTGATACCTGAGTCCTGTAGCAGTTGTCTTGCAATCAATAGATAGTTATTATCTTCTGTTAGTTTTTCTTTTCTCTTTTTAATCGTCTTGAGTTGACTCTGGTATGTTTTAAGTTTTGTTTTTTCTTCTGCAAGTTCAGCGTCTGCCTTATTAAAGTTATCTATCTGTTGCATCAGCTGTTTATTAAAAGTAATGATAGAGTTTGATGATGCTGTATTCTTTGCTACTTCAACTTCATGGTTACGATTAATTTTTTCATGTTGTTTAAACTCTTGTACACGAGCATCCATAGAAGCAATTTCTACTTTGAGTTTTGTAGTAGTACAAGCACTGGTTATCATCTTGTTTGTGCGTTCTTCAATCGCCTTCTGTTTGAAGTCCTCATCTATATGTTGCTCACAAGTTGGGCAGTTATCATTCTCCTCAAAGAATGTGATTTCTTCTTTGGCCTTGCTGGACTTCATATCCAATTTGTCTTTTATCTTATTCAGTTCGTATACATCATCATGCAACTTCTGTTGTCTAGGTAAAACATGGTCATTCCACTCGACAATCTTATTTTGTAACATATTAATCTGAGCAGTTAAGTTGTTCATCTCAATTTCATTCTGAGCAATCTTCTGTTCAAGTGCCTTCTTATTTTCTTTACTATTTTCTTTACTCTTTTCAATATGTCGTTCTGCCATATCAATCTGTGTTTCAGTCATTTCATATTGGTGTGCAATATCTTTCTGTTCTTCTTTCAGAAGTTTGATTCGTGTTTTGAGAATCGTATTCATTATAGAAAATATTTTAATGTCCAAGATTTCTTCTACAACATCACGACGATTCTTTGGAGTCAGTTGCATAAACGGAATAAAAGATGATGATCCAAGAATGACCACCTGTGTAAATGACTGATAGTTTAGCTTAAGAATATTATTCTCTAAATGTTTCTGGTAGTCACGAACACTGGCGTCTTGGTTCAACATCTTACCGTTCTTGTATATCTCAAACCGATTGGGTTTAATACTCCGAATGATATGAAACTTCTGTCTCCCAATATCAAAAAAGACTTCAACCTTGCAGTCACGCTCATTCACTGAGTTGACCAGTTGATCCTTTTTGATATTACGGAACGCCTTACCAAACAAGCCAAAACACAATGCATCAAGTACGGTTGACTTGCCCGACCCGTTGTCACCGATAATCAGAGTAGTGTTATGTTTGTCTAGTTCTATTTCTGTTGGTATGTTGCCTGTTGATAGGAAGTTGCGAAAACTAACCTTGCGAAAAATAATCATTCAATCTCTTGTGCCTCTACATATAAACCTTTTAGAAGTTTGTTTAGTTTTGGTTTGTCTAATGCCTCACTATCAATCTCACCTACATACCTTTCTAGTAATGACATTGTATCCTCTATTTCTTCTAGTGTTTCATCTGCAATAGCGTTTGGGTCAAGGTCACTAAAGTCCTCAACAATCTTCAATTCAAAAAAGTTTCCCTCGTTATAGCATCGTTCCACAAACTTATCAAAAAGATAGAAGTCAGTTTTATTTACCACAAATATTTTTACATAAGTGTTTTCATATTCAGACAAATCAACATTCATCATATCTTCTTTAGTGTCATCATAAAAGATTTTCTTAAATAGTCTATTTGGGTTCTGGTAAAACTCAAACTCTCTGGTGTCAGTGTCATAGATATGGAAACCTTTTGCTGTGTTATAATCGTTCCAAGTTATCTCATATGGAGCACCCAGATAACGAATATGACCATCGTCTTGTTGCCCGTGATAGTGTCCAGAAAACACTCGTTCATATCGTTTGAATAAATCTCTGTCTAGTCCATGGTCACAAAGAAGTCCTGGCATCATTTCGTTACCGTTGATTTCTAAATGACCCATGGCAACATCTGCTGGTGCCGATGCAATAATGTCTACTGACTCGGCATAGTGTGCAGGTGCAATCCAAGGTATGAATAGAATATCAGCTCCGCCGATATTTGCTACTTCTGGAACACTTTCATACAGAGTTATGTTGGAATACTCAGCGCAAGTCAATGAGATAGAGTTTACCTCATTGTTGTTCTTGTAGTAACAATCGTGATTGCCGACCAACATATGAACATTATAGTCCCGTGCTGGTTCAAAGAACATCTCTTTCGCTGCCTTCAGGCTAGCATAATTAGAATACTTACGACGATCAAAACAATCGCCCAGATGGAGTATCGTTGTAACTCCTTCCCTTTCAAGTATTGGGAAAAAAGTGTCTTGGTAGAATCTTCGTTGGAATTGTGCAAAGGAAACATTATCGTTCTTACCGCCATGGTGCGTGTCTGTAATTATCGCTACTTTCATATTTAGTCGTCAGCATGAAAAGTATATTTGTCTAGCATATCAACAAATTGTTGCTGATAGTCACGCTCATCATCATGTGCTTGTAGAGCTATTCTCTCCTCAATATTACTTTCTTTCAACATCTTTTCTTTGATAGATTGTTGTTTCTTTTCTTTTGTTATTCTACGAACAAATGCATAATAAATGATTTGTGTAAAATATGCAAAAGGGTTCTTTGATTTTTCAGGATCAAATCTATCTATATACTGCAAACAATTTTCTATGCCATCGGAAATCATTTCTTCCCGATAGGTATAGTTTATAAAGTTTGGTCGGTATGATAGGTGATTTGCAATCTTTAAAATACACTCACCCAAATAGTTGCTGATCTGCGGAGGTTCTTCACCAACCGCTTCAGCTTCTTTAATTAATTTTTTTCTTTCAATAATTGCTGCATAGAACTTTTTATTGTCTACATAATGAACTCTTTTTTGTTGCGCCATTGGAGTTGTTTCCTCATTTCACATAATCTCCAAATAGGCCTGTAATAACTTCTACAGCATCTTGGAGATTATCCAGTCTCCAAGAAGCATTACGCTGAATAAGAGGATGTTCCATTATATAATCATCATCAGATACAACAACTAAAGGTTTTCTCAAACCGATTGCCCATCCAATTTCAATAATAGTTCCAATAGAAGGTCGTCTATCATTCATCTCTTTAGGTAGATATGCCAGTACTAAATCTGCTGACTCTGTATCAAGCCAATTCTTTGCATTAATAGCACGAGCATCTGACCACATAGGATCAGTTGCACCATCATCTGTATAAACCATACCCTCTTTGAGAGGTTCACATCTTAAAGGCGAAATGCCAATAATACCGTGAGGTAGATTTTCACTAACCCATCCTCTCCACGTTGTTGCTTCTTGTTCATTTAATCCAGCAATAGGTCCTGCCAGATATATAAAACGTCTTTCACTCATGTTCGTGTCCTTTTCTACTTGAACACTTATATTATCTCATAGCTATAAGGTATTGTCAAGCCTAACCTCTGGCCAATTTATAACATTCATTTTTTTTTCAATTTACTATTGACAAATCCTATTTTCTGTGATAAAATAAACAGCAGTGTCTCCGAGAGAAAGAGAATACACTAATGAAGTATCTTTTTAGGTTGTAAATGTGTAACCTCTTTAATGTCATCCTCTGGTTCCATAATCTCAGACAACCTTTCAATATTATTTCTAATCTTTTCTAGCAACTCATCTTCATTTTCATCTTTAGTTGCTTCAAGACCAGCTTCTTCTTTTGCTTTAGTAGATATCATTTTATAGTAAATAATTACTTCAGGTGCTAGATTACCCCAACCGAGTATCTGTCCTTTATTAATGACAAATTTAATATCATTAGTGAAGTTTACCCAGCGTTGTAATCCTGTATGTTCTACCATATGATCTGGTTTATCAAATACCTGTTGTTTTGTAACAGCCATAGGACATTCAACAACAAGAGCATCAGAGTACTCTTGAATAATTTTACATAGCACATCAGACCCATCAATCATTTTTAGGATCTTATAGGGACTACTGTTCTCGTCTTTATCTGCTATTTGGAGTTTATCCATCTTTCTTCCTTGGTCCACGCTTTTCACCACGCCTTGCTTTATTATATGCCTTCATCCTATCTGACCGTATCTTCCTTATCTCATCAGTTAGATATGATTGGTCAGGAGTTACACCCTTCTTGCCTTCACTTATCTTCTTCTTAGATTCCTCTGTATGGTTATTATCATACATAGGGTTCTTATCACCAGACCTATCTTTTCCATACCAAGGGTTCTTCTCTCCTTTCCAATCATTAGTTCTTCTATTACGCTCAGACAGCTCAGGGCACTTCTTTCCATATAGGTGGTGAGTAGTATCCTTTCCATCAACATCATAAACACCATTTGATTCCTCAGCTAACTGCTCAGGTGTTGGCTTCTCTGTCAAACTTAGATTAGGTGGAAATTCCATTATAATTATTTATCTTTTAACTGAACTGGAACAATATCGTAATCAAAGCTTTGTTCATTATATATATTGATACGTTCCGAAAAGTGATTAAGTGTATAATTACTCTTATTATTATAACTAATATCATCGCTAATGTCAAATAATTCCAATTGTTTTTTGTCACCAGCCGTTCTCAGTCCTCTCCCTATCGACTGGAGAACTTTTATCTGACTTTTATATGGTGAAGCAAATACAATATTGTGTATTCTTTTAATGTTTACACCAGTAGAGAATGTTCCATACGATGCAACGATAACACAATTATCATTTTTCTCTACTAGCTCTCTGACTTGTTCCCTATCATCTGTAGGTGTTGCACCATAAATGAGGTATATGTTTCTATCTTCACCACAACTATCAACAATCATATTACACAGAGGCACTAATTGTTTTTCAATATATTGTGCCAGTACAAGTGTATTACCTTCTAATGAACAAGTCAAGTTTTTTATAAACTGATTTCGCTTCATATGTGTGGAGATATACTCCATTTCTTGTTGATAGGTTTTACCTCTCATCATCATTTTGTTTTGCCTAGTATGTTCTAATACTAAACATCGAATATGTAAATTAGAAAGTTCTTTTCTTTCTATCAATTCTGATGTGGTGGTAACTTCTTCGTGAACAGAAAACAATCCTTCTAATACTAAACGATGTATCTCTGTACCATCAAGTGTGCCTGTAAGACCGATACGATATTTACAATCATGTAGTTTGGTCATAATGCCAGTCAATGATTTGGCCTTTGCCAGATGAGCCTCATCCACAAATACTGCACCGAACTGACTAAAGTATCCTTTATCTAGTTTGTAGATTGATTGCCATGTGGAGATAACAACTTCTTTATTTGTATATTTGTCTGAACCAGCATAGAGTTTGTGACAATGCTCATCAGGGAACCAACCATAGTCAGCAAAGTCAGAATACATTTGTTCCACCAACCCAGTAGTCGGTACAACAATCAATATTTTTTTATCTTCTAGTTTCTGTGTATAGTATCTAACTAAGGCATAGATGATAAAAGATTTCCCAGACCCAGTAGGAGAAAGTATAAGACCACGATTATCACAAATGATCTTATGAATAGCATCTATCTGATAGTCTCTTGCTCTGACTTTTCCTTTCTCAATAGACCGGACAAATTTCTCTGTAAGTTTTTTATCGAGGTTCTTGGTTTCAAAATCGTTAGAGAGTTGATATTTGTGTCCGTTTTCCGAGAGAAACTTTTGGACATAAGGTAATAGTCCATAATAGATTTTACCAGTACCAGGACTAAATAATCTGATTCTGCCGTCCCATATTCTTTTTCGGACCGACGGCATGAATTTGGCCCCAGGGACCTCAAACTGGAAAAATTCTGATATCTCTCTTCCAACAGCTGGATCACACTTGATACGGATGTATGCTTCATTATATTTTTCTATTATAGTATCCACAACTATTCACCGTGAAGGAACTTCTTCCATTCAATCGTATTACGAATAGTCCAATTTCTATTATTAATCTCCTTTAATATTTTTTCCAAATAATCAGCTATCTGTTTTGTATAAGCTACCTTTTGACTAAGCTGCTGAAGGTCTGTATCGGCATCAATATAGATACCAACATCAGCCTTCAATACTTTTATATCAAAAGGCTTCTCTTTGTAAGTTTCGGGTGGTGCTTTACCGGTATAGTATTCCCACTTCAACTTATACAAAATTTTATATTCATCTTGCAAACGCTTTAACTGAAGCGATTGTGTAGTGTACATCTTGAGATACTTATTGTGAAGCTGTGGAGTACGAATAGACTCAAGGTCTAATTCGGTATCATCAATCTTCAAATCTCTTTCAATTTCATTATATAGTTCTTCAATATTCATAATATAATAAGGGTGAAGCAGTTAGAGGTTATTTTCCTCCCTACTTCTAAATATGCTTCCACAATTTGTGAGAAGATTTAAAAACAATAATTAAAATAACATAACTGCTTCAATTTTATTTATATTGTTGCAGAGCTCTTTACCGTTTCCAGATCAAACCAGGAGAAGGCAAAACTAACAGAACACATTGCATAATTAGTATCATTTTCTTGCTGACTATATTCAATTGAACTCATAGATATTGGAAAAGCCTCATACATATAAACATTTGCAACAGCATTATTCTTACTAGATAAAATTGTTAATCTGATATCTGTATATAAATTTCTATCACCTGATGATGTTGTACCTGTACCAGGAGTCATTGTGTTTGTTCTGCGTCTAACTGTCTTTTGTCTATTCAAATTATCAGGTCTATCTAATTTATTAAACTGTTCTCTAGCACTATATGGAAAACCAATATTTTTTACCCAGTTATACATTTCCATATAATTCTTTAATTGCTCATCTACAATAAATGTAAAATCAAAATTATCAAATACAATTTTCTCACCAACAATAGGCATATCTACAAACGGCGTGGCCTGTGTAGCTTGCCCTAAAGTTATACCTGGAATATTTGCCGAAACAACAAACCATTCAACTGTTGGAAAAATAGGAAAAAATATTTTAAATTGATTAGTTTGTGAATAATCAAAAACATCAGGTTGCCTGGAAAGAGTATTGCCGGTTCCGCTAGTTTGTTCACTATCAGAACCGCCAAACTCTCCTTCTCTTAAATATGTTGAAGCCATTATGCGGAATATGCACCTGTTCCAATCTCAAGAATTATTGAATATACAGAAGCTCCTGTTTTGGCAATAGTAATATTACCAGATGGTGTGGTTGCATTATTAGCAATTACTGGTGGGTTTTGTGTAAGATTCCAATTCCCATTACCTGATAATCTACAAGCTACAGCATCGGCACCAGAACCTTTCCAGGTTATAGTGATATCTCCACTATTTGCTGTCCATAAAGCTCGTCGTATTGTTGCTGTTCCATCTGCTGGTAATCCTGATATAGCTGATGCATTTAGAGTTGTGGTGTCTGCTCCATCACCTTCAATCTTTACAACAACACTACCTTGTTTTTTATTTCTTAAAATCTGTGAACTACTTGCCATTTCATATTCTCCTTTTGAGTACCCGCAGAGCTCGTCGTGCGGAAAAATACTTTTAACTATTTATATAAAAAAAGACCTCCCCGAAGGGAGGTCTCAGAAAACACTTTATTTTTATAATAAGTGTGTTTTTTCTTACATAAGGTTTGTGACCTGGACTCGGCGATAGTACACGTTGGCGTCAACAGACCCGGCACCCGCTGTCTGAGCACTTGACTCGGCAAATGGGTTGACCTGCATTCCATATCGTGTTTTAAAGCCAATCTTTGGCTGGAAGCTATTCTCACCAACGGCACGGACCATCTGCAATGGTACGTATGGGCAATAGAACAAGCCTGCATCATATGGGGAAGTACCTTTGTAACCAACAACATAGTATTGGTTAGCAACGGCACCTGAACCTGTGTAAGGTACACCCATGTTCATGTAAGGATCAACATAGACTTTGAAGCGACCATTCAATGTACCAGCGAATGTGTTGCCTGTGGAGTCAACATTGAGGTTATCAGATAGACCACTTGAATAATCAAGTAGACCAGCCATTGTAAGAGCAGAAGCAACGTCAGCAGAGCAAAGGATGATGTTACCCTTTCCGCGGCGTGTGTCACGAGCAATTACGTTTGCATCACGTTCGATAGAGAACATGAGGCCTTTGAACTTCTCAACTGACCAGCGACCATTGGAGTCTGTATCAAGATCGAAAATACCAGCAGTAGAGGTGTTAATTGCGGCACCCTGCTTGGAGTTACGATAAACGGTACGAACTACCTCACGGTTAATTTCAGCAAGAATTTCTGAACTTAGGATGTTAGCAAGTTCAGTTTCAGCGTCGAGACCGTGAATGGCCTTCAAGTCCTGAGCAAGTTCCATTGTGTATTCTGCTTTGAGGGCACGTGACTTTGCAGTTACGGTTGCTTTCTCAATGCTGAATGCCATCTCTGCAAAAGCATTTGAGGCGGAATCGCCAAGAGCTTCAGCAGCAGCTGTGGTCATGCCAGTACCTGTCTGGAAGTTGGTTGTTGTTAAAGTCTTGAGTACGTCAGAACCTGTATGAGTACCTGCACCACCAAATGTGGTGTCGGCTTCATTAAACAGAGCTTCTGTACCGGACTGTGATGTATAACGTGCCTTCATCGCAAAGATAAGACCTGTAGGACCAGTCATTGGCTGGACGCCACAGATATCGTATGCGATTAGAGAAGGCATGGCACGGCGAACTAGCGAAATTAGGATTGGATCCCAATTTGCTACTGCCGAACCAGTTGCGTTTTGAGGTGCTGCTTCACGAAGGAACTCAGAGTCCTCTCGCATTGCACGCTCTTGGTTTTCTAGGATTACAGTTGTGACTGCCCGACGATAGCTATCCTTAATCTCGGGGAGATCGGGATGACCGAGTACTGGCTGCCACTTTTCCTGTAGGTGTTCCGTTTGAAACATTTTTTTTCTTCTCCCTATTTTGTGTGTAAACTTATTATGCTTCCGCTTGGTCACGGAGATGAGTCCGTGAAATTGCGGACATATAAGCAGCCATTGAGTCGGGCATGGCATCAGGATCGACGCTACCCTCATTTACAGGTGCTGCTGTATCATCATTGTTACTTGTTGGAGCTTTTGGAAAATATGACTCTTTGATTGTGTTGACTTTCTCACGAAAATCTTCCTCATTCTCATAGTTAATATTTTCTACTAGACCAGCAAATTTTTCTACTTCTGTATCTGCAAGATCAGAAGCTACATCTAAAAGAATTTCCTGCCTCTTCAAATCATCATTCTCTTTTGTTAGAACAATATTTCTTTCAATCTGTTCGCTCAACTTACCTTCAAGCTCATCGACCGTATCGGCCGCGGCATCAAGCATATCGAACTGCTCATCAGGAATAGCAATATTGTGCTCATCAAAGAGTGATTTAAGACCGGTGATAAAGCTCTCTGCGATTTCCGATTTCATCTTATGTTCTACGGCCATCTCATTCTTCTTCATCCATTCTTCTACAACATAGTTGAGATAGTCATCGACTTTCTCAGCCATTTCGTTTTTTGCTTCTTCAATTTCAGATTCGTATTTCGCTTTGTATGTTTCGTTAAGATGTTCAAGTTCTGAACGGAGCTTTGCACGAACAGCTGCTTCAAAGATTGTTGCAGCCTTCTTCTTAAACTCCTCTGAAAGTTCACCACCTTCAGTCAGGGCATTGACATCATCAGAAAGATCCATAGCAGAAACTCGATCTTCAATTGTTTCTTCTTCTACTTCTTCTGCCTCAGAAACAGTTTTAGTTGTTTCATTATCAGAAGTTTCATCCTCAGAGATAGCTTCAAGTTCTTCATCATCTTCTACTTCTTCCCGAGCGCCGGCCTTCATAGGACCACTACCATCACCGACTGCTTTTGGTGATGCGTCCGAAGGCTTACCTTTATCAGGAAGGTCTTTAGATTTTGAAGATTTCTTTGAAGCCTCTTTACCAGGATCAGAAGGAGCATCAGGAGAAACAACAGCAGGACCCATGTCTTGACGCTCACCAGGAACAACCTCAGCAGGTTGTGGAGGTAGAGCACCTTTCTTTGGGGCATCTGCAGCTACTTCGTCTAGTTGCGTATCGTCTACAAATTCCTCTGCAGCAATCGCTTCTAGCTCTGTGTTGATATCTGTCATTGTTGGATAACTCCCTTGTTATTTATAGTATATAAGTTATTTATAATATTTAGATTTTAGACATAAAATCTTCAAAGATTTCTACAGCTTTTTCTTCTCTAGCCTGCCGTCTTGCGTACCTTCTGTCCAATTCTTCCTTATATACTTCAATATCCATTTCTTTAATTATGCCGTTATCCCAAACCCACTCTTTACCTTCCATAATACCTTCTACAAAAGCATTAGGGGCAGACGGATCTGCAACAATATCGGCCGCAGTTGCCAAATAAAAGTCATCTTTGACGACCTGCATATCTCTTTTGGGTTCTAGTGAACCCATACCTCTCGACGAAACGCCAAGTTTGGCACCTTCATCAATAAGATTCTTTACAATCTTTCCATATGGAGTATCCATAATTTTTGCTTCACCGATGAAATTTTTACCATCAGGATATAATTTGGTTATCATATGTGACACTCTTTCAAGATTAACTGTTGGGCCATCTGGATGACCTAGTTCACCAAAAGCACGCTTCTGATTAACATATTCTCTATTGTATCTTTTTACTTCACTTTCTAATACATTCATGGGGTACATACGATTGTTCCGATTTTTAACTTCGGCTTGCATGAACACACCTTTAATTCGGTAATTCTTTTTACCATCTTCTGTATCTTCGGTGATGTATTCTATTTCATCAACGTGTTCTGATATAAGTTTCATTTATTTTTCCTCTGACTCTTCCGGTTCTCCTGTAATACCAGTATCTACTGGTTCATGCGTAACATCAGGAGTAATATCATCGAAAGCTGTGCGAGCAAAATCTTGTTTTGATGTTGCCCAACCATCAGCTCTTTTAGCAGCTATGATTTCATCAAATGCACCATTGGCCGCGGAAAGATCACCTGTGGTTATGGAATCAACCATATCCTTTATTGTTTTAGACATAATAAAATTTCCTCATTTTTATATATTTATAAGTTTTAATAATTTGAACCTCTATTATCATTTGTAGGTTCATCAGCATCATTTGGCCACATAGGTTCTTGTTCAACACCTCTAGTTGGGTCACCAAATCCACCTTCTGGACCACCGACACCGTAACCAGCATCAGGATCTACCTGACCAGATTCTCTTTCATTTGCAATTTGATTATCAATTTCTTCTATTTCTTCAGGTGATTGTTTCAATACATTCTTTCTAATCCATTCTACAGAAAAATATGTACCGACATATTCACTAACTGCGGTTAATTGTTCAACTCTTTCCTTTAACAATTCCGCATCTTTTAATTCAAAGAAGTGATTATCATCATTAAAATTATAAATGATTTTTTCTTTTACAACATCCCAATCTTCAGGTGTCATAATACCTTTTAGAATTAATTGAGTTTTAAGTAGGTCTTGGAACAGACCGGTAAATCTTTTTCTAATTCTCTGAATGAATTTTGTAAACTTTATTTCATCTCTTGTAATCTCAGCTGAACGACCCATATTAAAACCACTGTCTGACATCAAACGAGATTGTGGAATATTCAATGAACGATAAAGTTTTTCTTTAAAATATTCTACATCAGCCATCTCTCCAAGATTTTGACCCCCAGGAAGTGTAGTAATTTCTGTGCCTCGTCCACCTTCCCGCCGTGGTAACCAGAAATCTTCCAACATAGACATTTGATTTCTGTCGTCTTTGACTTCACCAGTAGAACCATCATATACTACCTTATTGCGATAACGACTCATCACATCTTTGAGATAAGCTTCTGCTTTAGGTTTAGGTAGATTACC